TTATTGATGAAGAAGTTTTACCGATTGAAAATAAAAATGTTATTGATATTCGGGATCTTATAACCAAAGATGATTATGAAGAACCTGAGTATTATGAAGACCCTGATGATTATTTACCAAATGTTTCTGTAAAATGGAGAAATATCGATGTATGATTTAACTGATTTTGAAAAAGGACTAGGAAACTTTTCTGATAGAGTAGAAATTATTGTTGGCCTAGAGATGGGCGATAAATTGTCATCTGATGAGGCGTATAAAATGATTAAAGAAGAATTTAAAAAACTCAAAAAACTACGTAAAGAAAATTGATTATGAGACCAGTAAAAGCAGCCGATCTTCTTGAATTAGATCCACGTTTACAGACTGTGGTTCTTCAGTGCTATCCTATCCCCGAGCAGGTTATATACCAGGCGGCAAAGTGCGATTATTCTGAAACACCTATTCATGAACAACAGATTCCTTCTCCTGACAAGTGTGGAAAGTGGATTGTAGAAACTCTTTTGGCTAATGATAAGGGTCATTATGGATGCTACAGTGAAGACACTGAGGTTATGACAGAAAATGGATGGAAACTATGGCCCGATGTAGGTTATAGTGATAAATTAGCCGCAGTGGATATAGAAACTGGATCTATTAGATTTGAATATCCAGAGGCTCTGCAAAAATATGACTTTCTACCCGGCGATAAACTTTATTCTATTGAATCCCAGAAAATCTCATTGGCGGTTACTCAAGACCATCGTATGGTTTATTCATCGAGAACGAATAAAAATTGGAGGTTTTCAACTGCGGCTTCACTAGCCGGTAAACCAGTAATCTATAGGCTGGCCGGGGAATTATGTGATGAAGACAGAAAAATTCCAATAGACTGTCCCACAGATTATGATCTTGTGAGTATATTCAAATTAGCCGGATTCTTTTTTGGGGATGGAGTCCGTAGTAAAAACAAACAACCTAGGTGTTTACAATTTAGACTAAGGAGACATAGAAAAATTGCATACCTAAAATCATTAGGTTTTGAAGTAAGAGAAATGAAAGATGATAGATTTACAATTGATCTAGGTGAAACTGCTACCTGGATTTCTAAAAATTTCTCTAATACTGATGAAAAAATTTGCCCTAACTTTATTCTTAAGTTACCGAAATATCTTTTCGACGCCTTTTTAGACGGACTTAAAAATAGTGATGGGACTTTAAAAAATAAAACCTGGGCATATGATTCAACAAATCTTGAAGCCCTAGAATTAGTTCAGGCCGCTTGTCATCTTAATGGTATGTCGGCAACAGTAACTTTAAATCATCCAAATGTAGGAGAAGGGCACGAAAATCATAAACCTTGCTGGAGATTACATGTTTCAAGTTTAGATCCAATTGCCAGATTTGAGGTTCATCAAAGAGGAAGAACTAAAGGAACAGAAAAATTAATTTCTTATACTGGAAAAGTTTATTGTGCTACGGTTAGCACTGGGGCATTGCTTGTAAGGAAAAATCGTAGGCCTATTGTCTCTGGAAATTGTATAGAACATCCGGCAATCACATTTTCTGTTTCTGGTTATGTTCACAGTGTAATGGTGCAGGGAAGAACTCATCGAATCGGTAATTCTTGGGATTGTCAATCGAATCGTTATACGGGCAATAGAGTTGTTAAAGTTGCCAAAGGGGAACTTCCTGTTGAGGACGTTTTTTATGTACGCCCTGCTGGTTATTATACAAATCGCCAAGGCAAAAAATATGATTGGACCGAAGAACATCGTCAACGTAAATTAAAACGTATTTTTGATGAGTGTGTAGAATACGCCGATTATTATGAACAAGGAATGGCCGAGGAACACATCAGAGATTATCTCCCACAAGCAATTCGTCAAAACTTTGTAGTATCCTTTAACCTTAGGTCTGTTCTGCATTTTATGGACCTTAGGGCAAAAATGGACGCCCAACTAGAAATTCAAGCTCTTTGTGCCCAAATGGCGCCTCTTCTTGAGAAATGGGCTCCTAATGTCTGGAAATATTACGAAGAAAAACGCCTACATAAAGGTAAACTAGCCCCATAAAATTTATGAAACTACCTCTTTCGCCTATAATGCGTAAAATTCTTGCAGATCCTGTTGCGAGTAAACAGCTTCAAAAGGCGCTAGTAGATAGGGATACTCGTATTGAGTTGGATGGTAAAATATATAAAATCACATCTGCCCAATTTTAATTTAAACCTTATGAAATCCTATTGTATAAAAGACCATGAGACTGGTCATGTTTTTAAGATTTTTCTGACCGAAGAAGAACTTTCAGAATTTCTGGCCGATAATCCAGAAATGGACGAGTGCGTTGATTGCGTCGAATGCGAAGACGCACCTAGTATAACTTTGGAGGATTGATGATGCCCTTATATCCAGTAATTAACAAAAACACAGGTGAGACAAAAGAACTCAGTATGACTATTGCGGAGTGGGAAAAATGGAAAGAAGAGAATCCCGATTTTCAGCGAAACTGGGAAATGGGATGTGCAAGTTTGGGTGAAGTTGGAGAATGGAAAGATGTCCTGAATAAAAAACATCCATCATTCAATCATATTTTAAAGAAGGCAAAAAAATCAGGCGGCATGAATGCTAAAATGGATACTTTATGACCAGATCACGAGCAACGCGTAAATCCAGGCAACAAGCAAATATCCCGCTAAACAAGAAAAAATCCCAGTCACCACTAATAACCCTTGATCACTTAGTCGAACTTCAACCATTAACAGAAAATCAAGAAAAACTTTTCGCGGCCTATGATGAGGGCAAAAACATCGTGGCCCATGGATACCCCGGAACCGGCAAGAGCCTTTCGTTAATTTACAAGGCCCTAGAAGAAGTCCTGGATCCCTCGACTCCTTATAAAAGGGTAATTGTCGTCAGATCCACCGTTGCAACACGCGACATTGGATTTCTTCCTGGATCAATTTCCGAAAAAATTGCAGAATTTGAAGTACCTTATAAGTATATGATCAAAAATCTTTTCGATTTTAATTCTGACGAAAAGTATGAGATGCTTTATGGGAACCTAAAGGCCCAGAAGAGTTTTTATTTTATGCCAACGAGTTTTATTCGTGGGATGACAATTGACGAGGCCGTTATAATTGTGGATGAATTTCAAAATTTATCTTATCATGAATTAGAAAGTATAATTACACGAGTCGGTGTAGACAGTAAGATCCATTTCAGTGGTGACATCGCCCAGTCGGATCTTATAAAAAAATCAGAAAAAGACGGGGCCGCATTGTTCTTGAAAATTCTTGGACAAATGGAGTCTTTTGAGACGATTAATTTTGGTATCGATGACATTGTAAGGAGCAACCTCGTTAAAGAGTACATTGTCGCAAAACACAATCTTGGATTATTCTCAGAACCCTCTTGACAAATCCAGGGGACCATGCTACAATTACACCAAGATCAGGGCCAAATAAAATGTTTATACACAAACCGATAGAAGTTCCAAAGTTAGAAATATTCCATATAGACGGAAAACGTTTTTATAAAAAAGTAAAATCTGAAGAACTCAAGAATTATATTTCTATTACTACAATTACTTCAAATTATAGTAAAGAAAAGTTTGCATTATGGAGACAAAGAGTCGGAGAGGAAGAGGCCAATAGGATTACAAAGGCCGCAACAACAAGAGGAACGCATATGCACTCTTTGGTAGAACATTACTTAGGTAATGAGGCCCTACCAAAGAGTGCTCCACTCCCCAAACTTTTGTTTGATATTATTAAGCCAGAGTTAAATAAAATTAATAATATAATCGGGGTTGAAATTCCATTATATTCTGACTATTTTGAAATCGCCGGAACATGTGATACAATTGCAGAATATAATAATATATTGAGTATTATTGACTATAAAACAAGCGAAAAACCCAAACCAATAGAATGGGTAGAAGGGTATTTTGTCCAAGCAGCAGCATATAGTGCAATGCTTTATGAGATGACAGGAATTCCTGCAAGGCAATTAGTTATCATAATGGCATGTGAAAATGGTGAAGTAGAAACATATATTGAAACCGACATTATGAAATACTTAAAACTCTTACAAAAATACATCGCAAAGTTTAAGGCCGATCATGAAAACATTTAACTATAAACAAGAATTAAAAAAAGAATTAGAAAAAAAATTTCATTCTCCTGAAAAATTTTCTCAAGAAATCGAGAACTTAATTGTCAAAAAGCCAGAACTTAATTATATTACGGCTATTATAGAATACTGTGAAGAAAATGATATTGATGTGGAACTAGTTCCAAAATTAATTACAAAACCACTTAAAGAAAAACTTAAGTGGAATGCAACTGAATTAAACTTTTTGAAGAAAACTTCGCTGGGTAAATTACCTATTTAAAATGTCTCCCTTTGAAGTTTATGAATTGTATCTGGCCATAAAGATGCATTTCACTCAGCCTTCTTATGATTACTTTAAATATTCCGGTAAAGTAAAATCAAATATCGAGTCTTTTAATAAAAGAAAAGACCGATATTTCTTTGAAAAACTATCAAGAAAAAAAACTAAAAAAGATATCATCGAATACTTTGTTTCTAACTTTATAGAAACATCTGATCCAAATAAGATGTGGGTTGGTGAAATGAAGTCCTCCGGGGATGAAAATTATACAAAATGGAAAGGAAGGATTCAGTCTTTTACTTACTTATTTGAGCAAGACCTTAATTTATTGACTGATAATTGTCATTTATTTGAGGCAATTATTTCAAAATCAGGACACCCTAAAAGCATAAAATCTTACTTAGCCGGAAAGATTTCATTAGAGACTTTAGTTGTTCTTGATGATCTAACTTCTTTTACTAGTAAGCTATCAGATTCTTATGATCCGGTTTTAAATTTAATTAAAACTAAGATACATAAGTATAGACAATTTTTTGACTATAATAAGGATACTGCTATCCAAAAACTTAGACAAAAAATGTAATTGTCTATGGGTTGGTAAACCCATCAAAAAAGTTTCCAGTTTAACGTTATCTACCGTATTAAAACAAAATGGATTTTAAACAACTTAAAAAACAATCTTCTCTAGGCAGCCTTACCGAAAAACTTCTTAAAGAAGCAGAAAAGATGGGCGGAAGTTCATCTATGAAAGATGATCGTATTTTCACTGTTGAGCGCGATAAATCTGGACTCGGACTTGCCGTTGTCCGTTTTCTACCGCCCCCTCCTGGTGAAGATAAGGCGTTTGTAAAACTTTATAATCATGGCTTCCAGGTTAATGGTAAATGGCTGATTGAAAATTGCCCAACAACTATTGGTGAGCAATGTCCTATTTGTAGTGCAAATAGTGTGCTTTATAATTCTGGAATTGATTCAAATAAAAAAATTGTAACACAGCGTAAACGTAAACTCAGCTTCTATAGCAATGTTTATGTTATCAAAAATCCTTCAAATCCTGAATTAGAAGGAACCGTAATGCTTTATCGCTTCGGTCAAAAGATTTTTGATAAAATCAAAAGCGCGATGAAACCCGAGTTTGAGGGAGATGAGGCTATTGATCCGTTTGATCTCTGGACTGGTGCTAACTTTAAAATCAAAGTTAAGACTGTCAAAGAAGCAAGTGGTCAATCTTATCCTAATTACGATGAAAGTCTTTTTGAGACCCCATCTGTACTACATGGTGACGATGAAGAGCTAGAAAAAATCTGGAGGCAGGCACACTCTCTTGATGAACTTATATCTTCCGACAAGTTTAAGAGTGATGATGAACTTCAAAAGCGTCTTGATTTTGTCCTGGGTGCCAAGGTCCCTAGTAACACTCAAGAGCAAGAAGAAGAAATCGAGCGTCAATATCCCTCTGAGGAAACTGATATGCTAAAGGAGCTAGAAGCCTCTTACAGCCGCTCTAAAGCGTCCACAGAGGACGATGAGGACGATATGGATGATTCTCTTGCTCGGTTCCAAGAACTGGCTGGCTGATCTCTCTAACCCGCACTTACTGAGGCCCCGATAGGGGCCTTTTTTAATATTCAAAAATTCTTATATTCTCGCCGCGTTTTAGTTTCCTGTTGATATATTGAGTTCCACCTTCCTTATAAGTCATAATTTCTTCAAGATTTTCAAACAATACATTCAAGT